TTGAATATATGTTCCATGCAATATCCATTCTTCAATAACCTCACCTAATGGCGATAGTTGACGAAGTGAAATTTCTTTTTTATAGAAAGAAGAGTAACCAGCTCGTCCTGTAACAGATTCATGGTGTAAGCGTACCCATTCCATTACTGCTTGTGCCCCAGATGGTACGATTGGATCGTATAGCGTAATATCCAATGAATCCCATACAGATTTACCCTTAACGTATCTTTGCACGTTGATATGATCTAATACAACTTCTCCATTATCTACAGAAGGTTTTCCGGCTGATTTAATTATGTATGCAGGAATTCCATCAATTCGCATAATAAACTGATGTTGTTTTTTCGGTTCCCACGAATATGCTTTGTTGAAAAAATCTGCTTCGGCACCGAAATCAGTTAATGCATTGTTTACGTTATCTACTAATGGCATTTTTTTATCCTTGTTATTTTCATATAAATATCGTTAACGTAAAAAAGGCAGAACCGAAGTCCTACCTTTCCTACATTTTATTTCTGATTACTATTCAGGGAATGCTGCTCCCGTTGGTTGAATATTGAAATCAAGAATAATGAATTCTGCCGTACGAGTCGGTTGCAAGAATATTTGACCGTATAAAATATTTTGGTCAATAACATCTGGTGTGTTATTTGTTGCATCCATTACTACGCGGAAAGCATATAAACCTTGCTGAGCACGCACTGATTCAAGATATGGATTCACAATCGATGTAAATTTATCTCTGGTAGCGCTCGTGTTTTGGTCGAATACCAAGTAACGAGTTGAAGATGCAATAAACTTCTTAACTGCGATAAGCAAACGGCGCACATTAACACGATCTAATGCACTTGGTCGAGCCTGCAATGTCTTTTGCCCCCAAATCACTACACCATCGTTAGGGAAGTTGGCAATAGGGTTAATACGAGCTTCATACAAGGTATTACGATCTGCTTGTGAAAGATTAATATAAGTATCAGATACCGTTGTTAATCCACCGCGATTCAATCCAGCTGGGGCATACCATGGAAATGATACCGCGTCGTTAAATGCTAATGCTCCAGGAACTACTACACTAGGCGGAACCCATAATGGCTTGTTATCACGTGTAATACGAACCCATGGCCAATAAGTTGCAGTGTAATTATTATCCAATGTAGTAACTTGATTAACTACGGTTGTAGTGCTGTCAGTGATTGCGCTTGAATCCATTACATAGAATGCATCTTGACGGTTAGTTACCAAGTTACGAGCCAATGTAGTTACATTGCTATGTTTGCTATCCAAGATACCTGGTGTAACGAGCATATTGAAATCATAGTAATCTGTGTTTGATAACAGAGTAAATGCTTTGTTATATGACTTAGTACCAGTAGCCGTTGCTGTGCTACAATCAAATCCGAACGTGTTGGTTGACTTGATATATGTTCCAGACATTTTAGGAAGGTTTGGTCGAGCTCCATCAAAACCACCTTGCATTGACACCATGAATTTTCTAGTGCTTGTTGCAACGTTTGCAGTGAAATAAGCAGTACCTGTTGTCAATGCAGTTTCAACTGAACCTGAATATGCAGAAGTTAATGAAGGGAATGCTGCATCAGCATCCTGTGATACGTTTCCTAGGTAGAAATCTGTATTGCTACCTGTAGTTGAACCAGATGTTGGAACTGGTGCTAAGTAGTTCAAGTTGTTTGTTGCTGTGAAGTCAAACCCGAAGTAGTTGTTTGCGTTGTACACATTTGAAACTACTTGTGATGTTTTATAAGTAACTGCAGACAAATTCAATGAGCCAGATGCCATTGGCATTGGGGATGACATTGCACGGAATCCAAACGGTACCAAAGTCTTTTCGTTGGTCTTGTTTGCTACAGCATCTGTAACTTCTACACGAATATATCTAGATAGATTTGGATATTCACCGTTAATCGTGATAACACCAGCATCAGATACAGTTTGATAACGGTTACCAATTTTCTGCACAATATAATTTGGCGAATCCGGATCTAGGTTACAGTTCATGTATGTTTCAACGATGTCTGGAACTTGATCTGTGTCTTGAGATGAATATGGTGTGTTTGCAATGTTTGTGGTGTTAACACGACGAACTTCTACTGTGAATGTTCCATATCCATTTGGATCAGCAACCTCAGATCCTAAACGAACATCGCGGATACCAATTTTCAATTCTGAACTAACAGATGTACCATGAGACAATGTGTGGAATCGGAACAAGTTTTTAACTGCCGTTCCAATTTTTTGTGATGTGATCCATGGTGTTGCTGCTGTGCTATAATCTGCTAAGAACTCATAATTAGACAATTTAGCCAATTCTACAGTTACATCGCCTAGATTAGCAAACAAGCTGCTAGCTGTTTTGTTTTCATACTGCACATAAGCTGGATAATCTACTGATTTTGGAGATGCTCCAAAAATCTTAGTAAGATAGCTGTTTGCTGTAGAAACGATTGAAGATGAAATTGCAGTTCCTAATGGTGCTAAAAATGCTGAGAAGCCCGGTACCGTTGAATCAGTTGAATATGATCCTGATACGTTGATTGTGAAGCTACCCGATCCTAAATTTGTTAGCACGGAGTTTTCAAACACGTTGCTAGCGCCTGTGGATGACACTGGTTGTGTTGGATGTAGAACGTGAGTTACTACTTGAACGGATCCTGATTTAGCAATGATTGCTAATCCGCCGTTTGTTAAATAATACCCATCTTCATATAAAAGACGAGTTACTGTCATTACGTTTCCGTTTCTTAAATATTCTTCAACTGTGTATGGTACATACGAATCTGCGGTGTATGAACCAAATATTTGTTGAAATTCAGAAAAGGAAGAAATTTTTGTTGGTACTAATGCAGGTCCTTTTACTGTTGGACCGACAATTGCTGCACCGAGTTGTCCGATTGCTTTTGGTAAAAACGATTGATCTACTTCGTTTGTAAATACCCCAGCGGAAACAATTCTTTCTGCCATTAAATTACTCCTATGATTTTGTTTAATATAAATATGTTAAGTAGTGTGCTAACCGTTATACCGTAGGAGTAAATGTGCCCTGCGCAATGTTGATTTCGCCTTCGCCATAACGTTCTTTAAGAGATTCAACAAGTCGTTGTTCTTCTTCCCGAAGTGAATCAAACTGTCGCATTAGTTCTTCTTGCTGTGCGTCTGTTTGGGCTTGTTGACGTTCTAGCATTTTTAGTTCGATTGCAACACTGCCAAGCCATGATGCATTTTGTGCAAATCGTTGTTGCAGATCTTGAATTGCATCTAGATGTTCTTTGTCTAATTTTTTTGTCATTGGTAACCTTTTCTAGATATAATAAGAAGTATTCTGCTAAAATCAAACCGGATCTATGCTAACAATGTATCCTAATGTTTCGAAATGTGCTTTTGCAAGTTCGTGTGCTGCAGCAAGATCTTGGGTCTGGGTTGCTAGGTCAATTTCAACTGTAAGATTACCGGTAGGTAAATCAGTAGGCAGTGAGTTTCCTGCTATGTACCCTGCATGATCTGCATAAGTATAAAATGCAATTTCCATGGTTGTGCCATTTGGGCGACATCCAAATTCTAAGCGATTGTACACGCTAGCAAGTTCAATTGCAGTTCCTCGGACGTGTATTTGATTGTTTGTGGTTGATGTGATTATAAGTGCCATAATGTTAAACCCAAGAATATACTAGTTGAATGTTGTATGCAATTACTCCTGCAGTTGCTACTGTACCAATGTGCTTGACTACTAGCTGCACATATTGTCCCGGATCGACGAATATAGGTAAGTCAAACATTGATACACATCCACCTGGTTGAGATACCATGGTGTTAGCTGCTTGTGCTGATGTTACTGCTTGTGTAAATTCTGGGAGCAATACAATGCGTCGTGCTTTAGCTGCTGAACCTTCTGCAGTAGTTAAGTTGACTGCGGTTCCTCCAAATGCTAAGGTGAATGTGCTATTAAATCCACCACCGGTTAATGCTGACTGGATAAAAGCTGACATCTTAACTCCAATAATTCTCAAACGCTTTCCTTGGATTGAAATAGTACCAGCTGGTACCAAGTACGACATTAGAATACCATCGGTGTTAGCTGCTAAACCTGAAGTGAATGTTTCCCAAGCTTGGCCACCTAGACCAGCTACTAGGTTGGCAGTCAATGCTGTGTTGGATGGTATTGCGGCAGTAGGGTTGGTATTGTTAACGTATGTTGCTAAAGAACCCATTGTACCACCACTTAAACCTTGATATGATCCAAGCATTGCGTTTCCTATCTCAGAAAGCTCTCGTGATAAGTTAACGCCACCTAGCGTTACGTTGTAGTTGTTTAGTGTAAACTGCATTGCAGCACCAGCAGTCGTTGTGTGACCGTGTCGTATTGCCAATGGTAGTGTTGCTGACATACATGGCTGGCCTTGTCCGTTAGGAGTTTCAATTGCCCCATATAATACGCCATCAATCCAAAATTGTACAGATCGTTGGTTGATTGCTGCAATGAATTGATACTTGTGATTTAACTCAAATGTAAAATCAAATATCGATGTAGTAGTTTCTACTGTGTTGTAATTGACAACACCTTGCAAGCCTGCAGGTGTTAGACGGAAGAATATTCCATCCGTTGGATCGAATGGTTGTGTACCACCTTTCCGGAATAGACCCCAATCGACAATTACGTTGGTTGGACAAACTGCATTGATTGACGCTTCAAATTCAGCAAACAATATGTTTGCTCCGAATACCGGAAACTCGGCATATGTTGTAACAGTTGCACCACCAGCTGTTGTTACGTTACCGCCGTTTAAGATCATCCCCATAGTATTCCACGTTGCAGTGACAGTAGTCGTTTGGTAGTTATGTTTGCCGGTGTTTTGAGCAGCATAGTTAAACGTTTCAGTGTCTAGCATGTTATCAATGGCTGCACGTAGACGATAGTCTTCATCTGTCTCTGGAGACAATAAGGCAGGTGTGCCTGTTTGTGTGCCTGTATCATTTTCTGAGAAGAATCTTACTCCCCCTACGTTTTGAGGTGATGCTTCTGCATTTGTCTCTAGAATTACTTTTAATTGATTGCTCCCGGTAACTTCTGCCACTGTGCCTGAAGTATTTCCTTCAATTCTAATACCTGCCATGTTTTATTCTTTGTTAGTTGTTGTTTATTGTGTATCTTACTTTGAATGTCCCATCCAATCTTAATTGCGAAAGTGCAACAATATCGAATGATGTATT